AGGCCGATGACTAGCAAAAGGACCTTTTGATGGAAATGACTGCTCTGGAAAAGAAGTGGGCGGAGGAAAAAGCCGCTCACGAGCCAGTTTTGGACGACGCTTACACGACAGACGGGAGTCTGAGCGTTGAAAAGCTCGAGGAATCGGTTCTGGAACGGATTCCCAGGCCAACTGGTTGGCGAATTGTCATTTTGCCGTACCGCGGCGCTGAGAAAACCAAGGGCGGTATCGTCCTGGCCGATCAAACGCGTCAACGCGAGCAGGTAGCGACAGTCTGCGGGTATGTTTTGTCGGTTGGCGACCTTGCGTACAAGGATGAAGCCAAATTCCCGAACGGAGCATGGTGCCAGAAGGGCGACTGGGTCATTTTTGGCCGGTATGCCGGGGCGCGGCTCAATATTGATGGCGGCGAGATCCGAATCTTGAACGATGACGAGATCTTGGCGCGGATTCAAGACCCCGAAGACATCCTTCACCTGTGAGGTAGACCATGGCAAACACAGTTCCCGACACACAACTTGAGTTTGATCTTGGCGCGGACGAAAAACCCGCCGAGATCACTCTGGACGAGCCCGTTGACTCGTCCAAACAGCAGATGGAGACTGCCAACAGGGCAGTAGCCGAGTCCCAGCCCGAAAGAGAGCAGCGCGAAGAGCTTGATCACGTCAGTGATGCGGTCCAAAAGCGCATTGCCAAGCTGACCGCCCGCATGCGGGAGTCGGAGCGCCGTGAACAGGCGGCTTTGGAGTACGCCCGCGGTCTGCAGAGCCAAGCGCAACAGCTTCAGCAGCAGTTGGTCCACACGGACTACAGCCGCCTGAACGAAGCCACGACCCGCTTGGAGACGCAGCAGGCTACGCTGAAGGCCATCATCAAGAAGGCCCGCGAAGAGAACGATATCGACACCGAAACTGAGGCCACACAGCGTCTTTCTGAGCTGGTGATGGAGCAGCGTCAGGTTTCGGGTTGGCTGCAGACGCAAGAGCAGCAGATCAAGCAGCCGCAACAGGTTCAGCCTCCCGCACCGCCTCAGCCGGCGTATCAGCCGCAGCCTCAGCAGGCCGCAGCTCCGAGCCCCAAGGCTGAGGAGTGGGCTGCGCGCAATAAGTGGTTTGGCCAGGATCGCGTGCTGACCTATGGAGCTTGGGGCATCCACCAAACTCTTGTGGAAAACGAGGGGTTTGACCCCAACAGCGACGAATACTATACTGAATTGGATCGCCGTCTTCGGGAGGAATTTCCGAAGCGGTTCCCGGATGAAAGTCCGCAACAAACCAACAGACAACAGCGTTCCGCGCCGGCTGTTGCCCCTGCTACCCGGAGTTCCGGAATCAATAGTGCGCGCCGTACTGTTCGGCTATCCCCGAGCCAAGTTGCTATCGCTAAGAAGCTGAATGTTCCTCTCGAGGAATATGCCAAGTACGTAAAGGAGTGAAATCATGAGCGAACCCAAAATCACCATCGACCGTGCCTCTCGCGCTTCCCGCGAAAAAGAATCACGTCGCCGCCCTTGGAAGCCTCCTTCACGTCTTGACGCCCCTCCCGCCCCTGAAGGTTTTCAGCATCGCTGGATTCGATCAGAGGTCAATGGGTTTGATGACCGGCAAAACATCTACGGACGTCTCCGCGAGGGCTACGAGCTAGTCCGACTGGAGGAGTTGCCCGAGGAATACCAAGGCATGCTGCCTACCATCGAAGATGGCAAGCACGCAGGCGTGGTTTCCGTAGGCGGCTTGATGCTGGCCCGCATTCCCCTTGAAACTGTCGAAGAGCGCAATGCTTACTTCGCCCAGAAGGCCCGGGATCAGTTGATTGCGGTCGATAACGAGATGCTGCGTGAGAACGCACACTCGTCAATGCGGATTCAGAGCCCCGAGCGGAGTTCGCGCACCACTTTCCGTAAGCCGGAGTAATCTGGCTAATCAATCTTTGGAGCTTACAAATGGCAAACGTCAATAAGCCCTTTGGATTGCGTCCTGTTGGCAACCTTTCTGCGACCGGTGCCCAAAAGCAATACGGTTATCAGATTCAGGCTGGCTACGCAACCGCAATCTACCAGGGTGACCTCGTGGTCGTCTATGACGGCTACATCATCAAGTACGACGCCTCTACGCACGTCGCCCCGACGGGCGTGTTCAACGGTGTGCAGTACAACGACCCCACTCGCGCTGACAAGCCGACCTGGAAGAACTACTACCCCGGTAGTATCACTCCCAACATCGGCCCCATCGTGTGCGAAGTTCTGGACGATCCGAGCCAACTGTTCCTGATCCAGGCTGCTGGCACGATCACCCAGGCAGACATCGGCAAGAACGCTGACCCGACTGCTTCTACCACCGGTAGCAACATCACGGGCGTTTCGGCTGGTTCGCTGGGTACCCCGGCCAAGACTGCTGCTCTGACCTTCAAGATCGTTGGTTTGAGCGAACAAGCGGGCAACGAGTTGGGCCAGTACGCAGTGCTCGTTGTGAAACTCAATCAACACCAATACGGTAGTAATGGTGTTCAAGCCGATGGAGCCTGATCATGGCAATTACCCGTTCCCAACTTGTTAAAGAGCTGGAGCCAGGTCTGAACGCTCTGTTCGGTCTGGAGTACAAGCGTTACGAGAACGAGCACGAGGAGATCTTCTCCATCGAGACTTCGGATCGTGCGTTTGAAGAGGAAGTCATGCTGACCGGCTTCGGTGCAGCTCCGGTGAAGACTGAAGGCGCTGGCGTCCAGTACGACAACGCAATCGAGTCCTTCACGGCTCGCTACACCCACGAGACGATTGCCATGGCCTTCGCGCTGACCGAAGAGGCCGTTGAGGACAACCTCTACGACCGCTTGGCTGGCCGCTACACCAAGGCAATGGCTCGTTCGATGGCCCACACCAAGCAGGTCAAGGGCGCTGCGGTTCTGAACAACGGCTTCGATGCTGCCTTCCCGGGCGGCGACGGCGTCGCGCTGTTCTCGACTGCTCACCCGACCGCTCTGTCGGCCAACTTCGCCAACCGTCCCACGGTCGGCGCGGACCTGAACGAGACGTCTCTGGAGCAGGGCATCATCGACATCGCCGCGTTCATCGACGAACGTGGCCTGAAGGTGGCGCTGACCGCACGCAAGCTGATCGTTCCGAAGGAGCTCCAGTTCACCGCTGAGCGCCTGATGAAGAGCACGCTGCGTACGGCCACGGCTGACAATGACATCAACGCGATCAAGTCCATGGGCCTGATCCCGGAGGGTTACTCTGTCAACCATTACCTGACCGACGTCAACGCTTGGTTCCTCATCACTGATGCCCCCAACGGCCTCAAGATGTTCGAGCGTTCGCCGATCAAGACCGCCTTCGAAGGCGACTTTGACACCGGTAACGTCCGTTACAAGGCTCGCGAGCGTTACAGCTTTGGCTGGAGCGACCCCCGCGGCGCCTACGGCTCTCCTGGCGCCTAATCAGCGTTGGAAACCGGGAAAAGGGGCCTTGTGCCCCTTTTCTTTTTGGCCTATATTCAATCCATTCCGGGGTCATCCCGTACGCCTGACAGTCCCGGCTGACGACATGCAGATAGGCGTACCCAGTTCAACTCGCATGTGAGGATTTCATGGCGAATACCACCTTCACTGGACCAGTTCGTTCCAAGAACGGTTTCCAGTCTGTCACCGTCAGCCCCACCACGGGCGCCGTCACCGTAGACGCCAGCTTTGGTGCTACTACCAGTGTGACAAATTTGACCGCTACAAATCTGGTTTTCACCGATCAGAATCACCCGACGACTGCTGCGATCAATGCCACGGCCACGGCCACTGCGGCAGAAGTGGCCACCGGCTACATCACCTCGACCTCGGCATCGCCCACCACCATCACTTTGCCTACTGGCACTTTGCTGGGTGCAGCCTTGGGGGCCACTCGTGGCACCGTGATGGACCTGTATGTGGACAACACTGCTGGCGCAAGCACCGTGACGATTGCCGTTGCCACCAATGGCATTCTGTCCTCCGCTGCCGCTGACACCCCGGGCAGCTTTGGCGACTTGACTATTGCTGCTGGTGCAACCGGCCTTGCCCGTTTCACCATCATGTTCTCTAGCGCCACCGCATACGTGTTCACGCGCACTGCCTAATTGATCCCCGGGGCTTTTAGCCCCGGCTAAAAGGAGCATCAAATGGGCTTTCAGTATGACGTAAAAGCGAAAACGATGACGAGTACCGCTGCCTCTGGCATCGGTACTCCGCGGGCTCGCATTAAAGGGATCTACTACGTCGCAAGCAACCTCGCGGGGTCTGTTTCGTTTAAGGACGGCGGATCTGGCGGCACGGAACTGATCAACATTGCGACCCCCGCCAACACTACCGGCACGGGGTGCATGTACATCATCGTGCCAAATGACGGTGTTCGCTTTGAAGCAGATCCGTACGTGACTCTCACCAACGTCACCTCGGTGACGTTCTTCTACGGCTAAGGAGCCCAGCATGGGACGCGCAGCAAAGATGTCGATTCCTGAGTACCAAGGCGAAATGCAGCCGGGCGCTCAAAAGCAAGACATGAGCAAAGGCGGGCCGAAGCAGACGCCCCGCAAGGACTATCAGAAGCCTAGCGCCTCTGTGGCCCCTCGCGGCGTTGGCGAGGCACGTAACAAGCAGTGCAAGATGTACTGACGCATGGCCAAGTCACCTGCTTGGCAGCGCAAGGAGGGCAAGAGCCCCAGCGGCGGCTTGAACGCCAAAGGGCGCGCCTCCTACAACCGCGCCAATCCTGGCAAGCCGGGGCTGAAGGCTCCGCAGCCGGAGGGTGGGCCACGCAAGAAGTCATTCTGCGCCAGGATGTCCGGCATGAAAGCCAAGCTGACTAGCGAAAAGACGGCAAACGATCCCGATAGTCGTATCAACAAGAGTCTTCGGAAATGGAAGTGCTGATATGGAACATCGTGCTGTCGTTTGCGTCCGCGGCAGCACTGCTTTGGGTCAAGTCGATGCACGACGAGCTCAAGCGAGTGTCTATTTTGTTGAGCAAGACGCGGGAAGAGAACGCGGAGAAGTTTGTCACTCGGGCGGATGTCCACAGCGACATCAACCGGGTGCTTGTTCGGCTGGACAGGCTTGACGAAAAGTTGGATGCCTTTATAAAGGAGCAGCGCAGTGCCCTCGGCTAAGAAACCCGCGAAAGTGGAAAAGGTCATGCATGAGTTCAAGACCGGGGCACTGAAGTCCTCGTCTGGCCAGAAGGTGACCAATCGCAAACAAGCAGTGGCCATCGCCTTGAGCGAGGCCGGGATGTCCAAACCAGCCAAGAAAGGCGGCAAGAAATGATGAACGGCAACTACAAGAAGGGCGGTCTGGCCAAGCGTGGTCAGGGCATCGCCGTTAAGGGTTTCAAGGACGGCGGCATGGCCATGAAGGGCGTGCCCAAGGGCGGCAAGATCTCTGCCTCTGGCGCTGACACGGCTGGCCCCCAGGGCAAGACCATGAGCGAGCCGGTCAAGAAGGCCTCTACTGGTGACGTGGTGCAAGTCCGCGGTGTGGGCGCCGCTCGCGCTCGCAAGGCAACCATCTACTAAATCATGGCTACATCGGGCACGTCGAACTTCAATCTGGAGTTCGATGACATCATCACCGAAGCGTACGAACGCTGCGGCTATGAGAATCGGGACGGTTACGACATGAAGACCGCCCTGCGCTCGATCAACCTCATGTTTGCGGAGTGGGCCAACCGCGGCTTGAACCTGTGGACCATTGAGCAGCGGCAGATTCCGCTGGTTGTTGGCCAGTACGAGTACACGCTGCCGGACGACACGGTGGATGCTTTGTCCGCGGTCATTCGCACCAATGCGGGGACCTCGAACCAGCAGGACATCACCATCGACCGGATTGGCTACGCCGAGTACCTGCACGTTCCCAACAAGAACACGCGGTCGCGCCCTGCGCAGTACTTTGTGCAGCGCACGGCTCCGGCCAAGCTGTTCCTGTACCCGGCGCCGGATGCTACGACTACCTACGAGTTTCGGTACTACGTGATTCGTCGCATCCAGGACACTGGGGCGTACACGAACACGGCCGACATTTCGTTCCGGTTCTTGCCGTGCTTGATCGCGGGCCTTGCCTACTATCTGGCCATCAAGAAGGCCCCGGACCGCATCCAGATCCTCAAATCGTTCTACGAAGAAGAGTTCTTCCGGGCTGCTACGGAAGACCGTGAGCGGTCCAGCTACTTCGCTGTCCCCACCTACACAACGAGGTAGTCATGGGCGCTGGATTTGCATCAGGCAAGTTCGCGATTGCGCTGTGCGACCAGTGTGGCCAACGGTTCAAGCTCAATTCGTTGATCAAGGACTGGAAGGGCTTCAAGGTCTGCGATGAGTGCTATGAGCCCAAGCATCCGCAGTTGGAGCCCAAGCGCACGATTACCGAGCCGCAGGCCTTGTATCAGCCCCGTCCTGAAGCGACAATGGGCGTGACGGTGTTCGTGGGGTTCACCGTGGACACTTCGTTTGCCAGTGTTGGCATGATGCCAATGCCGTATGCCAAGCCCTTGTGGGCAGATGCGATCCTTGGATCGGTTCAGACGAGCATTACATGAACTACGCTCAACTCACTGCGGCGATCATTGCGTACACCGAGAACCAGGACGCCTCGTTCGCGGCGGAAATCCCCGTCTTTATTCGTCAGGCTGAGCAGCGCATCTACAACACGGTTCAGCTCGCAAATTTGCGAAAAAACGTCACGGGGAACCTGACCGCCAACAACAAGTACCTGCAGTGCCCCAGTGATTTTTTGTCAACCTACTCTTTGGCGGTGGTTGATGGGACGGGGGCCTATACGTACTTGCAGAACAAGGACGTGAACTTTATTCGGCAGGTCTATCCGACTCCCACGTACACGGCCTTGCCAAAGTACTACGCCATCTTTGGCCCCCGGTCTGATAACGAGGATGAGCTGACTTTTATTGTGGGCCCAACCCCTGATGCGGCTTACACGGTCGAGCTTCACTATTACTACTACCCTGAGTCAATCACGGTGGCCGCGAACGGCCAAACATGGCTGGGCGACAACTTTGACACGGTGCTGCTGTACGGCTCGCTGATTGAGGCGTACACCTACATGAAGGGCGAGGCCGACATGATGGGCCTGTACAACCAGAAGTACGTGGAGGCGTTGGCGCTTCTGAAGAACCTGGGCGATGCCAAGCAGCGTGGCGATGCTTATCGCGATGGTCAAGTCAAACTGAAGGTGCAGTGACATGATTACCGCAGGCTTGACTAACAGTTTCAAAGAGCAGCTTCTGCTGGGCCAGCATGATCTGGAAACAGACGTCCTGAAGATGGCGCTGTATACCTCTTCGGCTGTACTGGGTCCTGGTACCACTGCCTACACCTCGGTGGGAGAGGTATCAAGCCCGGGCTACACTGCCGGGGGCGAGGTCTTGTTGAATGTCACAGTTAATCAGAGCAACGGCGTAGCATATGCCTCGTTTGATAATCCGACTTGGATAGCTACGACTTTTGCTCCCCGTGGTGCCTTGATCTACAACTTTTCAAAGTCAAACAAGTCGATCGGGGTCTTGAATTTCGGGATTGACCAAACCACGCTAAGCCAAAATTTCCAGGTTCAGCTTGGCCCCAATACCCCCGATAGCGCGCTAATCCGCATCACTTAAGGAGCATCAAATGAGCATCGAAAAGGCCAAGGCCACTGACATCGTTGGCGGTGGGCTGATTGCAAACACCGGATCGTCTGAGGGCGCAAAGGCCACGGGCAAGTACACCGTTGAGTGTTTTGATAAGGACGGTAACCTCAAGTGGGTTGCTGAGACGCCTAATCTCGTGGTCAACGTCGGCCTTCATTACATGGCAGGTACGGCTCTGACCTCGACTGCTCAGATTACCACTTGGTATCTGGGTCTGTATGGTTCGGGCGCGACCAACAGCCCCGCTGCCGGTGATACGATGGCTTTGCACGGTGGTTGGACGGAAGTGACCGCCTACAGCGAAGCCAACCGCCCGACCGCCACGCTTGCTGCTGCGACGA